ATGGACACCAACCCGGCGCCGTACGTGCCCGGGCAGCCGCCCAGCCGGGACGAGTCGCACCTGCGGCCGTGGCAGCGCCACCGGCCCGGCGAGAGCGAGGTGGAATACCAGCGGCGCCTGAACCGCACCTGCTTCGCGTGCGGTGCGTTCATCGTCGATCCGATGGCGCTCGACGCGCACGAAGCCAGTCACACTGCTAGATGACCGGCCGGGCCGATCACTCACTGACAGCCGAAGTCGGCGCGCAGCCCGTGCACAATGGCCGCGAAGCGCCGCCCGGACTCGGTCGGGGGCGTGTTGGTTTGGTAGTTCAGGTCCAGCGGCACGAGCAGCGCACACCACTTGCGCTGGCTCTCGACCAGCGCCACAGCCGACTTCCGCTCGCTCTCGGCGATCGCGCTCTGACTGGAGTAGATCGACACGAACACGGCCGAAGCCGACAGCACGAACGCCGCCACATAGGCCACGATCACGGCGCGCATCATCCGCCGGACACGCCGGTTGTGTGTCTCGATCAGCTCCTCGACCGACTCCTCAGTCATCGGATGATCAACCCCCAGAGTCCGAAGGCGACGCCTGCGAAGCTGACGAAGACGGCGGCGATCCGGTAACGGACCCACGGAACAGCGTGATCATGTTGGTAAGTCCCGGGACCCCGGTCATGGCCGTAAACACGGTCAGCAGCGCGTAGTTCACATCGCCCGTCACGGTCTGGAATCCGATCCCGACCATGCCCCCGACGAACAACAGCACGTCGCGAAGTACCGGCCACCAACGGATTGCGTCTGCGTTCACGCACGGGTGCCCCTTACTTGTAGGTGGTTACGATCACGACACCGGCGGCACCAGCGCCGCCGGTACGGGCACCGTTCGAGTTACCTGCGACCGCTCCGCCGCCCCCGCCGCCGTAGATTCCCCCGGCGACGCCGTTAGTGGCGCCGCCGATCCCGTTTGCACCACCGCCATAACGGGATGACCCGCCTGCGCCGCTGATCGAGATAGCGCTGGCACCGCTGTAGACCAGTCCAACGACACCGCCCCCGCCTGGACTGTTGAGCGTGCCGCCACTGGCCGCGCCTCCGGTGCCCGTGTTGGCGGCTGCGTCGGTGTTTCCGCTGGTCACCGAGCCGCTCGTGCCGCCACCGACTCCTGCGCTTCCGGTCATCAGGTTGCCGCTGGAACTGAACGTAGAGGCATTGCCTGTTCCACCAGCCGCGCCCGAGGTTCCGGCCTTCTGGGCGCCAACTACCACGGCTTCCGTTGAGGACAGAGCCGAGGCAGCGAACACCTTCTCAGCCGTGCCACCCGCGCCACCACCACCACCACAAGCTGCGCTAGCGACCCCAGTAGCAGGAGTTCCGCCACCAGCTCCCCCGCCACCTACGACAACGACGTGCACGCTGACGGCCCCGACCGGCTTTGTCCACGTGCCATTCGAAGTGAACACCTGACGGTCCAACACGCCCTGCGTGGCGATGACGCCGTCGATGCGCACGATCTCGGTGTCCGCGGCCTCGGCCAGCGCCTGGATATCCGCCGGTACGTTCGGGTCATCACCGAGGCTCGGGTACGGGAAGTCGTAGTTCGAAGTGGACGGCATGGGTTGCCCCCTAGACCTTGAAGTACATAACGGAGTAGAGGAGATTGCACTGATTCAACACGTCCGCGGTCCAGGTGCCACCGAGGCTGCGCACCTTCCCGCCGACGTCGAAACTCGTGCCGCCCGGCAGCAGACCCGACGCGGTGTAGCTGGCCGAGGTGTAGGCGAAGCTCGGGTTAGGGCTGGCGTCGCCCTGCCCGAACTGCTCGGGACCATCAGAACCGTTGATTACACCGCACAGGAACATGCGGTCAGCGACTCCGCGGTTGTTGCGGCCAGTGCCCTGCATGGTCACCGACACGGTCACCGCGTCCGACCACGGCGGGGCGGTCAACGTCGTGGACAGCACGAGGGTCTTCGTCGTGGTGATCGCGTAGGTGTCAGTCGCGAGGTTCCCCGTAGCGGGCAGCACCGCGCCGGATGCGAGGGACTCGGAACCGGGCGGCACGATCCGCCCGACGATGAACATCGTCGACTTATATCGGAGCACCGCCACTGTGTCGTCGGCCGCGAGGTTCACGGTGTCGCCGAGGTTCAACATCGGCAGGTCCTGCAGCGCGGTGCCGGCGACGTCGACGGTGTTCTCGCCCGTCGTCTTGTTCCACGCCAGCACCTTCCCGGCGTGGAACCCGAGGTCGCCGGGCTTCGCGAACTGAGCGATCAGCGGCGCGAGGTCTTCTGCGATCATTCGGCCTCGACCTCCACATTGATAGAGGATTGATCCCTCGTGGTGCCGCGCATCGGCGTGTCCGCGACGAGTGGCAGGGTGAGCTTGTCGATGACGTGAACCTCGACGCGCTCACGGTCCGAGTAGGACACGCGGATCGGGTCGAGCACTTCGAGCGCCGGGTTCACCACCGTGTCGAAGCTGACCGTGTAGGGCAGGCCGCGGGACTGAGTGAGGATCGCGACCGCCGCGGTGCCAGCCTGATCGTTGGTGGTGATGAACGGCGAGCTGTAGAAGCGCGGGACCTTCCCGAACGGGCCGCCCCAACGGATCGGCGAGTCGGTTGCGATGTCGCGTGCGATCGCCAACGCGGGCGGCGCGTCGCCCGGTGCCTCACCAGTGGCGACGACCGAGTTGTAAACGCCGTCGCGGGTGCGTTCCCGGCTTGCGGTGATGAGCACCCCGGACCTGCCGTGGTTGATGTCCCACGCCGGGTCGCCCGGGTCGGGCGGATCTTTGACGACGAGCACCCCGCGGTAGTCCCAGTACCAGACCTTGCCGAGCGCGCGGACCACGTCGTTGAGGAACCCGTAGCGGTCCTGCTCGGTGATGTGGCTACCGGGGAAGGTGGTGGCGTCGGCGTCGAAGTCGTACTCGATCGTCGCGTTGGGGTACACGTCGAGCACGAGCGTGCTGAACACCGTTGCGACGCTGGCGCCCGCGAGGAACTGCACGGGCTTCTCCAGTCGGCCGTCGACGATCCCGGCCATGCGGTCGGCGCCGGAGATCCGGACGGGTCCGCGTGGCGCGTCGTCCTGCTCGGTCGTGTTGACCCGGTAGTAGCCCTGCGACACGTATACCTTCTGCCCGGCGCCGAGCATGACGCCGCGGGCGATGAATATTTCGGTGCCGTACGGGGTGATCAGGCTGTCGGTGTCGGTCGGCCAGTACGTGGGGTCGGTGGTGAGGTCCAGGGTGGCGCGCACGTTCGCCGAGCTGTCGAACTCGATGTCGCCGTCGTCGATCGGGATCTCCACGCCCACCGGGTTGACGCCGGTCTGGTGGCCCTCCACCACGAGGGCGCGGAAGATCGCGCGGTGCGAACCGCGAAGGGTGCGGAGGAACTCGTCGCTGACTGGCCTCATTCGACGATCACCTCCGCCGGCTCGGCGATCAGGTCGAGCACGTCTTGATAGGTGGTGAAGTCGCCGAGGACGCCGGAGTAGTCGGTGTAGTTGTTCAGCACCGTCTGGTAGGTGGCGGTCGCGCCGACGATGTCCAGGCCCGGGGCGGCGCACTCGACGAGCGGCAGCGTCAGGAACCGGCGCACCGCGCGCGGCGACCGCCGGTCGATCGACAGGTCACCGACGACCGCGTACATGCCGGGCACGTCGCAGTCAGCCGGCACGTGCACGAGGACCGGGTCACCACCGGCGAGACACAGCCGCAAGTCCTCGGCGTCGTCGTTGGTGTCGGTCATGACCGTGAGGGCGTACCGGCGGGAGGTGCGCACGTCGGTCACCGCGACCGGCATGGAGCGGCCCACGATGTCGAACACCCCGTTGCGGCTGGCCTGCTCCACATCGGACCAGTCCGTCACCACGACCGCCCGGTTGAGGAACGGCCGCGCCAGGTTCTTCACCCACACCTGGTCGAGGGTCGGGGTGATGTTGCCGGTCTGGCTGGTGGTGGCCGCGAGGAACTCGATGACCATGGACCGCGAGATCGCCGACGTACCGCCGGCGATGGTGAAGCTCGACGCCGAGACGTTCGCCTTGGCGTTCTGCACCACGTAGGACCACGTGATGCCTTGGTCATCCCCAAGGGTTGTGAAGGTGTCGCCGATCTCCGTGGTCCCCGCGGGCGGGGCCGAGCTCGTCCAGTCGTCCTGCTTCCATCCCGCATACACGATCAGCGAACAGTCGGCCTCGACGGTAGCGGCCGGGGTCGCGATGTTCTGCGCGCTCACGTTGGCCACACCAGCAGCGGCGCCGGTCACGGCCTGCACCTTGGTGAACGCCGCCATCTGCGCGGACACGGACATGGTCGAGCCACCCGTGCCGATGAACGTGACCGTCGGCGCGGACTCCGACGCACCATGGATCTTCCCGAACAGCCTGCCCTGGTCGGTGATCCCGAACACCTCATACCCCGCCGGGGTGGCGGGCACGCCGAGCGACGCGTCACGGCAGCACGCCCAGCACACCAGCAGATCGCCCTGTGCGTGCCCGGTCGGCAGGCCCGGCGCCACCGAACTGTTCGCCGCGTGTGCCGCGGTGCCAGCGGCCCGGAACGTGACCTCGTCGGAATAGGTCACCCGGTAGTAGTTGACGACACCCGGCACGAACTCCCAGTCGTCCAGCTGCGTGGTGCCGGCGCTCACCGGCACGTCGGCGCCACCGCGCACCGTGGCCCACGTGATCTGGTTCGTCGACCGCTCGAACAGCGCGGATTGCGCATCGCCCAGCCCAGTCGCCGAGACACGCACGCGGGACAGCGTGGCGTCGTAGATGCAGGAGACCGTCACCGTGCACCCCCGGTTCCGGCCGTCGCCGAGCGGCGGATGCTGCGGTTGTTCTCCCGCACCACCTTCACGATCCGGCCCTCGAGCTGCTGACCGTCGATCGACACGAACACGTGCGTGTCGCCACCGCCGATGTCGTGGTTCGGCACGATGGTGCCGCCCGTGTTCGGTGCGCGGAAGATCTCCGGCCCACGCTCACCAACCACATAGGACCGGCCAGGGAGCACCGGGCCGCCAGTGGCGCGGACGAACTGGTGCCCCGCCGACCCGTTGATATTCGCACCGCGCACGAAGGTCGACACGGTGACCGTGCGCGGGATGTTGTCGATGGCCCGCTGGAGCGCGGCGAGGTTTCTTTGCGCGGCCTCCCAACCACGAAGCTGCGCCACAGTCGTGATGTTCCGCGGGATGAGCCCGTAGCGGGCGGCCAGCTGTACAGCTCGGTCCCCGGTGATCCCCATCTGACCCGCGACGCGGATGAACTGGTGCGTGGCATTGTTGGTCACATTGTCCACGGTGACGGTGGACGCCTTCTGCTCCTTCAGCTTCGCAACGTACGCGTTCGACTTGACCACCAGATCGTCGAGCGCCGTCGCCTTGTTCCGCCCGGCCTGAGTGGACAGGTCGAACGCCGTCTTGTTCGCGTTCAGCCCACCCGTGTTCTCCTTGGCCGCTTTCGTGGCGTCGTCGACCGCCTGCTGGTAGCCGATCTCGACGTTGGTGAGAGCGAGCAGTGCGTTCTGCAATGCTTGGCGGGCCGCGATTTCAGCGTTGACCGCGTTAGTGGAGCCCTTGGACGCGGCGGTCTCCCTGTCCGTGGCTGCTGCGTCGGAGTCTCGGCCACCGACCAGCCCGTTGATGTCGCCGAGCAGACCCTTAGCGGCCTCAGCCTGCTCGTCCAGGACCGTGGTAGAGGATCTACCCGACGTCACAGTGTGGGTGTGGGCCTTGACTATTTCTTCGAGTCGATCCCGCAACTGCGGTAGCGCATCGCCCTGCTGCAGGTAGGCGTCGGTCACCTGGGGCAGCGCAATACCCAGCTTATTGGCGTTTTCGAGAATGCCCGAGTTCTCTAACTTGTCGGCCGCCTTCGCACGCACCGCATTGTTGATGACCCCACCCTGCTCCCGGATGACGTCGTTAACTTCCTTGCCCGCGTCCCGGAACTGCTGTTGCTTCGCAGTGGCCTCACCTGTCTCACCACCGAACAGCGACATCGCCGTGCCGACCACTGCCAGCACCACACCGATGGCACCCATCGACAGAGACGCGATCTTGGCGACCCGGGACATGTTCGAGAACGACGTACCCAGCCCGGCGGCCTTATTCGCGGCGATGGACGACACGGTGCTCCACAGAGTGGTCGCCTGACTCACCAGCTTGATCGAGCCGTGCACCGCCAGGTACGCCGCACCGAGTCCACCCAATGCCGTGACGAGGATCCGCACGAACTCCTCGTTCTCGGCCATGAAGTTGCCGATGGCTTCGAGGATCGGCGCTAGCACGGCCAGCGCCGGGATCAGGATGCCCGACGCCGCCGTTGCCATCATCGCGAACGCCTGCGCCAGCGGACCGACCAACGGCGCCACCGCGCGCAATCCGGCCGACAGGACACCGCCGACCGCCTCACCGACCTCGGCGAGCGCCCCACCGATCTGGCGCAGGAACTGCTGCCCTCCGGTCGACTCGACGAACTCGCGCATCGCCCGGATGGCCGGGCCGAAGCTGGCGGAGATCCCGCCGGCCCCGTCGGAGATCCCTTCGAACACGCCTTTGACGATGGCGCCGATGTCCTTGAGCGTCTGCCACATGTCCTTGAGCGCGGCGATCCCGTTGTCCAGCCACTCGCGCAGCTGCCCGGACGCGCGCGCCCGGGCGATGAACCCGGCGAACTCCTGCGAACTCGCCGCGATCCGGTCGCCAACCGAGGTGAACCCCTCCGAGCCGACCGACACCACATCGATCAGCGCTTGGGTCAGCGGCCCGGCGGCAGCGCGCACGCCGCCCATGAACCCCGAGGTCTGGCCGAGCAGGTTGTTCAGGTCGCGGGTGTTCTTCGGCAGCACGGCGGTTGCTACCGACGCCGAGACCACCCCGGCCATCTCGCGGGCGATGTCGGAGAACCCGCCCGCGGTCTGGGGCAGCAGCCGGTTCAGGTCGTCCACGGCAGGCGCCAGGCCCTGCTCGAACGTGGCGGACACCTGCGCCTGAAGCGGACCCAACGACACACCGAGCCCGGCGAACGCCCGCTTGATGCCGTCCGCGCCGAGGGCGACCGTGAGCAGTGCCGCAGCACCAGCCGCGGCGACGGCGGGCAGCCCGAGCAGCGCACCAGACGCGGTCGCGATGGTCGACCCGAGCCCGGCCACCGTGTTCGTCACCGAGGACAACGCTGACGCCTTGAGCGCGACCTTCGCGAATCCACCGGCCATGCCGGTGAACCGGTGGTTGGCGTCGTCGACCTTCTTGCCGAGCCGATCGACTTCCTTCTCAACCGTGCGGGCGGTGACGATCAGACCTTTGCCGTCACCGTCGATCTTGATGCGGATCGTGCGCTCGCCCGACATGCTCAACCCCCCTGACCGAAACGGCGCACGATCTCGTCGGCCGCCTTGTTCCACTCCCGAAGGGCCGCAGGCAACTCGCGTTCCACGGTCGGGAAGAACCAGCGCCCTTGCTGGCCCTGGTGCGGCGAGAACTGCCGCCCCGTCGACTCGTTGTAGCGGGACGCCGAATACCAGCCGAACCGGCCGTTAGCGCCGAACTCGGAGCCGAACAGCAGCCTGTAGGCCGGCACCCTGCTCGAGGTGATGCGCCGGGAGCCACCGGCTTGCACCACCGGCACCCTGTCCCGGATTGCCTTCACCGTCGTGCCGACCGCGGCGGATTGTGCGTCGATGTGCGAGGCGCCCTTGGCCGACTGCGCGAGCAGATCGGCTATCCCCAGCGACGCCTCGCGTAGTTCGCGGTTCGCGTCCTTGGGGAGGTCGCGGAACGCGGCGAGCGTTTCGCGCACGCCCGTCGCCTTGAGCCGGATCGTCAGAGCCTGCTTCGCCACGTCCTCACCTCCCCTAGCCGCTGTACTGCCGCCCGTCCGATGTGGACGTACCGTCTCTGGTCTGGTCCGGCCGGTGAATCTCCTCCCACACCTCGAAGGCCGTCGCGACTCCGCGAAGACCTTCCTTTGCCCACTCGCTAGCGGGAATCCCGGTGATCACTGCGAGCGTGATCACGTCTCTTTGGTGACTCCCGCGTTCGTAGGGAGGACGTCTTCGTGGTCCAGTTCCAGGACGTAGTCGGTCTCGAAGTCGGCGAGCTTGCCGGTGACGACGCCCTGCCGCTTCGCCGCGATGTGCGCCAGCCGGTAGAACTTGACCAGGCTCATCTCGGTGAGCAGGTCGATGTAGCGCTCGTTCGACTTGCTGGTCTTCTCCCACACGAGGACGTCGCGGCTGTCGGCCTTAACCTCGGTTTCCTCACCGGCCTCGTCGGTGAGCTTGAATGTGAACATCAGGCCGTCCTCCCCGGTCGGCTGTGGCAGCCGCAGCAGCGGCCGTCACGATGGGTTCCCTTGTTGGTGCAGCCGCCCTCGACGCACTCGCCGCGCTTCCTCGGCTGCGTCGGCCGTCGCCGAGCGGTCGACGCGGGTTCGGCGAGGAACGTCAACGACGCCTCGACCACCTCGGCCCGAGCCTGCTCCGCGTTGGCGTCGTGCTCGACCTCGGTGGCGCACAGGCGGCAGGAGGACACGAACTCGGCGTGGCCGTCCTCCTCGTGCACCTGTTCCGGCGAGCGGCGACCTGACATCAGACCGCCACCACCGCACACGTCACAGAGGTCACGGACTCGAAGCCCACGTACACCCGGCCCTGGTCGTCACCGCCGGACTCGTTCGCCCCCGCCGGCTGACCGAAGATGCCCTTCGGGAACGGGCCGATCCACGCCGTTGTCGCGGTGGCCACGGTGACTACGAGATCCTCGACGTCCAGCCCGCCGGCCGCAGCTGTGGCCGAGACGGTGACGTCCACGTCGCCGCCGGAAGCGTTGGCCACAACCAGGCGGACACTGCCCGAGTCGATCGCGTGCCCCAGGGCGTTCGCCGCAGCCAAGGACGGAACCACCTTGTAGTCGGCGGACTCCTGCGTGGTCTTCGATGTGCGCGCCATGTCACGCCCCCACAGGGACGAAAGTCGGATCGCCGATGCACTGCAACGTGATCTCGGTGCGCTCGCCGGAGCGCGCCTCGCCACCAACGGGCGGTGCCTTGAGTCGAACCGTGCCGGTCCACCGCACGTGTTCGGCGGGGATGTCCGGCAGGTGATCCAGCTGGAACGCGGCGTCCGACCCGGAGTTCTCGGTGAGGTACCGGGAGATTCCGTCCTCGCGCCAGTCGCTGAGGAACACGAACTGCAGCGACGGCTCTGGTGTGCCGTCCTCCACGGTCGCCCCATCCGGGCAGAACGTGTAGACGATGTCGCCATCCGGGATACCCGGGTCGAGGGTCCAAGAGTTGATCTGACATTCGAAGCTGGTGCCGCCGAGAGTGAACTCGATCAGCTTCAGCTGCCTGCTATGTGCGGGCATCAGAGAGCCACCTCCACAGTGATCTCATAGGCGGGCAAATCTGGCCCGCCGAACGGCGAAACCAGCGGGGTGGCCGTGGTCACCACGGCGTCGGGATAGGACTCGATCGCCTCGACGACCGCAGGGAGCATCTCCTGCAGTCGATCCACCGCCCGATCGTTCAGCGGAACCATCAGGTACACGAGAAACGTGGCCGACGTCGGCCCGGCGCAGATCGCCTCCCATGCGAGACGGGGCAGGCTCACGATCGTCGCTGGCGGGTCGATGTTGGCGCCGAGATTGGCGTAGTAGCGGATCCCATCCAGTCCGGACAGGGCGTCACCGAGCGCCGCACGGGCCTCCGTTGGGGTGGTCATCCGAGTACCGCCTTAGCCCAACGACCGATCCGGAGCAACTTCTCGATGTCCGGATCGATCGACGGCACCCGACCGGAGCCGAGCTCGCCCATCGACACCAGGCCGTCGGGCGAGTCGCGGCGGGTGTGCCACCGGCCAGCGAGTCGCAGCGTGCCGAGGACCAGGTCTGCGCCCGGCTCCGGGCGGGTGGACAGCGGGTCCTCGGTGTAGTTGATCCGCGTCCGCACGGACTCGACGAACGACACCGCGGCGTCGAGCGTCTGCTGTAGACGCTCATCGTCGCGTTCGTCGTCCGGATCGATTTTCATATCGACCTTGAGTTCGGTGAGCTCCGGCGGCCACATAATCAGCTCCTACGCGCCGAGCTTCACAGCGGCGACGGTCACCGACGTCACGGCCGAATAAGCAACTGCGACGCTGGCGTCGTTGAGGCCCTCGTTCGGGACAGGGATGATCGCGGTCTTGCCAGCCGCCACGGTGACCGCGGGCAGCGCGCCAACGGTGACGTCGTGGGATCCGGAGTCGCCGTTCTTCACGAGCAGCGCAACGGTCTCCAGCTCCCATCCGCCCTTGGACTTCGTGCCGCCCGCGATGGTGTCCCCGCCGCCGTTGGCCGACGCGAACGCGCAGTCTGCGAGGCCAGTGCGCGGCACGTTCTGGATCGTGATAGCCGCCATGGTCAGTTCTCCTGTCGGTTCTCGGGAATCCATCCGCGTTCGGTGAGCACGTGCCCGCCAGCGCGCGGCCGGTCGGCATTGCTCTGCGGACGGACCCGGATTTTCTTGACCGGTGTCGGCTCGGTCGTCGACGACTCACCCGCGTCGTCCGGGGACGCGCCGGCCGCCGGGGGTGGTGTCGGGTCCTCCGGTGACCGAGCGCGCTTGCGGGTCGACATGATCAGGACGCCGTGTGTCGGATCGCGGTCAGGCCCACCGGGCGCAGGAGCCGGGTCGCGAAGTAGCCGAACAGCGCGAGGTCGATCCGCGCCGGACCGCCGCGCTCCTCGAACCGGAACGTCAGCAGCGAGGACTCCCAAGCCCACACGTCGTTGCTGTTGAACGCCAATACGTCGGCGTCACCCGATGCGTTGCCGGTCATCGACCAGGCCGGTTGGAAGGGCAGGCCGTCCACGAACCAGCCCTGCGTGACCGCGTTGCCGAGACCGGCGGTGTTCTGCGCACCGATCGACGGGAGCAGAGGTCGGCCATCGGAGCCCACCGCGGTGGCGAAACCGCTCGTGCCCTCCTGGGAGAGCAGCGCCCGGTTCGGCGCGGCGAACCGGCGGAACGGGTACAGCGCCAGCGCCGCCCGGACACCAGCGATCAGCTCATCGCCCTGACCGCTGGTGGTGGCCACCTGTGCGCCGGAGGGCACGAACCCGGAGGTGATCGTTCCACTCTGGCCGTTGACCCCGTTCAGTTCGGCGTAGACCTTCGCCTCGGTCTGCTGGCTGTAGCTCTCCTGCATCGCCTGCATCGCGATCGCGTCGATGGCGGGGTTCGCCGAGTCGACGATCTCGCGGGTCAGCTCGAACAAACCGGAGATCCCGCCCGGGGTGACGGTGATCGTGTCGATGACCATCGTCCCATCAGTCGGGTTGACGCCCTCGACGTGATCGGCGGTCATGCCGCTCGAGCTGGTGAACTTCGGCAGCGTGAACGGGGTCGCGTCGGTCAGCGAGCCGCGCGAGACGGCGTCGACCAGCGGGCGCCCCTGCATAAGCTGGGTGACGTACAGCTCCGGGCGGTAGCCGGGCGGGATAACCGCAGCGGCCGAGCCGGTGTCCGCGGCGAACATCAGTGCGTCGTTCGCCCGCTGCGCGAAGTCGGCAGTCTGCTTCTGGTATTTAGAAAGCCGCTCGCGTGCTTCGAGGTCGTTCTCGGTGCGGGCCCGCCAGGCGTCCCGGACGAAGCTCGGACCAGTGCCGGACATCGTGTAGACGGGCGCCTCGCGGGTTACCTCGACCCGGCCGGCCGGTACGATCTGTCGAGTCGGCGCGGCGTTCGGGTCGGCCTGCGGAACCTGGATGCTCTGAACGGCCGCGGTCACCGCGGTGGTCATAGCCTCGGTGAGACCGGCGGTGAACGCGGCGACGTCGAACGGGGCAGAGGCGGCAGCGGCACCGGTCGAGCACGCCACGTTCGGCGCGTGCTCCTTGCCGCACGTAGCGCACTTGTCCATGGGCGGAACCTCTTCTCTGGTTGCGGCGACGGACACCACACGGGCGTCGTCGAATGCGGGTGTCGCGGTGATCGCGACCTTGCGCAAGGTCGCGGAATGGACCAGGCGCACGGTGTCGTCGTTCGGGTGCGCGGTCCAGCCGTCACCCTCGGACGCGAAGTTGATATCGACGGACAGACCGTCGTAAACGCCGTCCTCGGCAAGCGAGAGGATTCGATTCCCGTCGTCGCCGCGAGCGATCTTGAATGAAGAATCCAGGCCAACGCGGGTGTTTTGGAGCCGGGCCGCGTAGCCGACCTCGGTACCGGTCCGGTGATTGTCGTCGAGCTTGATGCGGCGCTCGTTGGTCCAGTGCAGCGAGTCCGGGGCAAACATCCACTTCGCTCCGCTAGACCGGGCGACGACGTTCCACGGCACGGCGATGCCGGTCACCGTGCGCCGCTCCGCGTTGACTCGGAATTCTGCGTCCACATCGGACATCGCAAACCCGACGTGCACGGTGTCCTCGATCGGCGCGGTGAACGCGAGCGTCGGCGCGGCGGACTGCTGCACGGTGGTCTCCTCACTCGGTGACGACTGGGCCGGCTGTGCCGCGGGTGGCTGCTGGGGCAAGGCGCTTGCCTCTCGTGCTACCCGAACCTGATCGGTCGGGATGTCTTCGAGCTCACCAATTCGCTCGTCGTTGTAAACCCCGACCTCACGGCCGACCTTGTAGGTACGCATCCGCGTCTCGGTATCGGAGCGCAGGAACCCGCCGTACTCGGCGCGGACGTAATAGCCGGGCGGGGTGACGTCGCCCATCGACAGCCGGTCCTCGATCGCGGTCACGTACGCGGCGAGCGTGAAATCAATCAGGTCAAGGCGCCGCTGTTCGGCATTTTGGTAAGTACGGGACGTGGTGCTGACTCCGAGCTCCTCCGGATCCACACCGATCAGCCGAGCGATCTCCAGTACCGCGTAATCGCGTGACGTACCGAGTTGCAGCTCTTCGGCGTTCCACTGCAGCTTTTCTGCCTTTAGAGCGGCACCGACGTAGCCCCAAGCTCGCCGGGCACGGGCGTCCTCCCAGTTGTCGAGCATCTCCTCAATTTCGCCGTCCTCCTGATCCGCGAACCCGTCAGCTGGGGTGAAAAAGCCCAGTGGCAGTGGTTCGTCGGCATACCGCGCGGCGGTGCGTTCCAGCGCCAGCGCCTGCCGGATCGCCCTGGCGCCGGCCTCCAGCAGCGCATCATTCGGCGAGTCGATCCGGATCAGCTCGGCATCGGGCACGAAGTAGCACGACTGCCCTTGCGTGACGCCCGTCTCCGAAGAGACATAGACCCGGGCGTTCTCCCGGATGGTGACCGTGCGCGGGTCCAGCCGGACGATCTTGGCCGGGAAGCCGTCCATGCCGAACTCGGTAATCCGCCACCAGGCCCGACCCTCGAACAGCATGTCTTCGACCGTCTTGGTCATGGTGACCGAGCGGGCAACGTCGGTCTCCGGCTGATCGAGCAGCTCAGACGGGACCACCCGGCGACGAGCGTCGTGATTCTTGATCCGGAGCGTGCCCAAGGTGCCGCAAATGAGATCCCGCCCCCGCTTCACCGCAGGGACCGACATTGCTTGTGCGCGGCTTACGCGGGGCGCGATCGCGCCATCGGCGAGCAGGCCCGCCATCTCCGGAGGCACATTGACCGAGAAGGTCAGCGACGACGAGACCGGCTGTTGCCATCGCGCAGGTCCACCTCCGACCGGTTCCGCGGACATAGTTGGGGACTCGTTCATCCCCGGTGCAGAGCGCCAGGTGATAAGTGTCTGCCACCAACCCATAACCGAAAGTACACATTAGTGCCCGGTTATTGAACAAGATTGCCTATTATTCGGACTTTCGATTGCGGTTAGAGCTGACGAACTTCGGCCGAGGTGGAAGAGGCGGCAAAGTCCGCACCAAGTGGACCGCTCCAGCCGCGGCGTAGGCTCCATCGACATGCCCTGTGCCTTTGCGTGTGAATACATAAGTCGCGCCCCGGCGCAGCTTTTCGGCACCCAACACGTGCACATTCAGCATCGGATCGTCCGAGTGCGCGACGGCCTCGGACTTGACCTGCTCGGCGAACCCCATGCAGACCGCGGACGCTTCCTGGCGGATCTCTTGCACCTTCACCCCGGCTGGCGGCCAAGACGCGTGCCGATCAGCCCGCTTGTGCTTGGGATCCGCCAAGTCCGCGGCCACCGCAGCGGACGGACCAGACGGGAACCAGCCAAACACCCGCGGCCGGATCTTGCGTACTAGTGCCGGCAAGTCCCGCCGCATGTCTCTCGTGCAGTTCGGCCCGGCCCATGCCTTGACCACCTCGACCCGTATCCGCCTCGCTGGCTCCTCCTCGTCGCCCTCCTCAGCATCACCCAGCTCGGTCTCGTCAGTCGGTAGAACCGCAGCCACCACCAGACAGGCGTGCTGTCCGTCCAGCGACACATCGACACAAGCCGCGAGCTGGTCGCGCAACTGCTCCATGTCGCCCGGATCCAGGCACGCCTTCCACTTGGCCGGATCGACGGCCGGGTTCAAGATCGGGACTTCCATGCACATATACTCGATCTTGAATTTGGTCAGCTGGTCCCCGCCCTCGGTCTTGGCCCGGTGTGCGGCTCCGAGTAGCGAGTCCCCGTTCCACCTGCGGTTGAAGTTGGGGTTCGCCTGAGCCAGCGCGTGCACATCGGTCGGATCGGACTCGTCGGGCGATGACCACTCGAACAGCCCCAACCGCCGGTCCCCCACGCCCGTGTTGATGAACTCCAGTGCTGAACTACGGAGCGACCGCAACACCACCGCGCGCCTGTCGCCCTGGTTGGACAGGCAGACGATCTGGGCGTCGTCGATCGCGGTCGTGGTCGGCTCGGCCGCGGCCCACGCGGTCCAATCATTGTGCTTGCGCAGCTCGTCCAACGCCAGCCGATCGACCGTCAGTGACCGGCCGGCGTCATCGTTGCTCGCGGCGATCTTGTACCGCGTGTTGTGGACGGTCGTAAAGCTCTCTTCCCCCAGCCGCAGTTTCACCCCGTTCGGAGCGATTTCCGGAGCCAACATCGGTGATGCTTTCGCGGTATCGATCGCGGCTTGCCAGGTCTCTTTGGCGTACTCCAGCTTCGAGGAGGTGGACAGCACGGTGGGTTTTCCGAGCCGGGTGCCCGGTAGGTCGACGTACAGCCACCACAGAGTGATGATCTTGAGGAAGTGCGTCTTGCCGTTCTGGCGAGCGACCAGCACCAGCACTACGCGGAACCGCGGGCGGCCATCCGGCAGCAACTCACCGACGCGGATCGCCAGCCACTCTTGCCACGGGTCAAACGGCTCACCCGCGCGGCGGGCGAACTCGCACAGCTCGAACCCGTAGCTGGTCTCTGGGGTTAGTTCACGAAGCGGGGGTGTCCAGAGCCTGGGCAGCGTGCTCCCGAGCACGACGCCTCCGCTCTCGGAGCTCGTCCATCCCGTCTGCTGAGGTAGCGCCGACACTGGCCGCACCTCCCTTCGGCGCGAGTGCGGTCCGGCCCTTGGGCGTGGCACCGAGGGACTCAAGAACCGCGAGTAGCTTGGGACCCAAATCCGCGAGGACGGCCCACTGTTCGCCGGACGGCGTGGCGTCGATCGCTGCTGCGTACCGGTTGGCGAGCCGAATTGCGCCAGCGTCACGAGGCGTCTCGGGCAACTCCTTTACCGACTCGGCTACGGCGGCAACCATCGAATTCGCTAGGGGCTTTCGAGCAGCCACCACACACCCCCTCCCGCGATTGATGTCCTACCAAAGTCAAGCACTTGAGTAGTATCCGGCGAAATTGCCGGTTCGCCCTTTCGGCTCGGCTCCGTCCATTCTGAGAGAGGAAAGGACCACAGGGACGTAGATGTCCGGTAATATATGAAACCGGAAAAAGCCAAACCGCCGAACCGAACTCACCATTGCGTGCGTGGCTGCGGCTGCGGGTCGCGTTCATCTGGATTACCAATAGCCTGATTGCAGTTCTCACACGAGGCCACGACGTAAGCGGGGTCATCCCCAGATACAACCCTGCCTAGTACATGGTGTGCCGTGGTTGCGTACTCGGTGCAACCGGGTAGCTTGTTTTGGCACACGTATCCATCACGCTGTAGTACGGACGCCCGGATCTTGCGCCACCTCCGGGTACTGCCGCCCTTCCACGCCTCACTCATGACCGTGTCGTTCTTCTCAACGGCGGTTGTAGGGGGGTTTTTGCCAGTCCAAGAGATCGAACCGAAGTGCGTACCCATGGGGTAGCTCGTACGGCGGTTCACCATTCCCCTTTGCCAACGCCGATGGACACGTCTCGTGCGCCAAGCACACGCCCATCGGGATCAGGGTCTGATTCCATGCCTCGTCATCCACGGCCCACGCTGTAACCAAGATCGTGCTCGCTGTGCTGTCGTCGCCGTAGCCACAATCCATCACCCAGCCCGCCTCGGCATCCTTGATGATTCGAATTTCGGACATCGTTTTCTCCTTCTCTCGTTGTCCAGCATTGCGACGTTGCGGGTCCAAAGACCCCCGCAACGTGCGCAACGTTGCTGGCGAAGGTGCGCAACGTTGCGCAATCCCTACGTCATCGTGGTAAATTCGAGTGCTCCGCCGCAGGCCAGAGGGCATAACGACTACCAGTTCCAGCGTTGCGAAGTACGCCCTCAGCGATGCAACGGTCGATTAGCTCGCTTCTGTCCCGCCCTCGGCCACCGCATCGGTCCATTAACGGTCCCTTGGCGATGCCTGGTGACTTCGCAACCTCGGCCACAATGCGTCTCACGTCATCGCCTTGTCGGATCTCATCCCAGGTCCTCGGACCCGCCTGCGGCTCGTCGTCGTCCTTGGGTTCCCACAACTCGACATCTACGTTGCGCCCGTCCTCGTCCGAATCCACGATCACCTTGGCCGCCAGCTGCAGCCGGTTGGACTTGTTCCATCGGCCGGCCACCCGACGTACCGAACCTGGCCGGTCCTTGGCCACGTACATCAGCAGCTCAGCCCGCGCGCCGGGAGCCATCCCCTGCTTGACCTCGACTGAGTAGGTGGCCCCGCTGGCGACCGCCATCTTGTGCTGAGAGCCGATGCCGAACCGGCCTCGTCCCTCGCGGTCCTTGACGACATGATCGATCCACAGTGCGCAAGCGCCCTGACGAGCGAATCGCTTAGGTAACCGGGCGGCCCACTCCGCCACCTCGTTCTCATCGCGGCCCGAAAGCCCCTCGATCGATAGGGACTCGGTGGCCGCATCGACCACCACCAAGGTCCAGGACTGGGCCACCAGCCGCAGCACCGGATCCCGGTTCAGCTTGTTCTTGGAGGAGCCTTGGGGCTGGACGTAGCGGAATCGGTCGGCGCCATAGCGCAGGCTGTCCTGAGACACACCCAGAGCCAGCAGCCGCCCGACCACCTCCTGCAAGTCATCCTCGTAGTCGATGTATAGGACCCGGCCGCCCTGGGGGTTGTTCAGTACCTCGGCGCAAGCGATCAGGGCGATCCAGGACTTCCCGCTCTCGGACTCGCCATGGATCGCGTTGGTCTTGCCCGGATACAGCAAGCTGTGACCGTCGCGGCGCCGTAGCAGCGTTGGCACCAGTCGCCGGTAGGTCCCGTCCAAGATGGCGTCCGGGTCCAGAGGGGTCCAGTCGACATACTCGCCGGCCTCTTCCGAGCGCTGCTGGGGTGGGTCCTGTTCGGACCCGGTGGGATGGCTCTGGATCTCCCCGATAGCACCGACCAGTCCGCGGCCCCACTCCTCTTCGGCGACGAAATCACCATCGGCGCCACGGTCTGCGGACACCGCGGCCACGAACTCGTCGTGCAGCTCCTGCAATGCCTCGGCCGACCCGCGCTTGCCCTGCTCCATCAGTCGGACCAGCCTCAGCTGTCCGGTCATCGCGACGTCGTGACGTCCCGCTCCGGACTCCAGCTCGGTCGTGATCTCACGCAGTGCTTTGGCCGGGACAGTGTTCCGTTTGAGAGGGAACCCGTCGTCGTGTTCCCTAAGCCAGGCGGTCACCTGTTCGCCGGACACCTTCGAGAACGCACGGCCATTGGCGTTGAGGTCCGCGAGTTCGTCGATCCACTTCCTCGGGAGCTCGGGCAACTCCACCGTGGAAGGTACCTGTCCATCCGAGTCGGCCCTGTCCGGCCGGTACCACCGGTACTGGGCTCCGCCTGCCTTGGCGTTGGTGCTGGGCCAACAGACGGTGTAGCGATGGAAGTACTGGATCAGGTCGATCCCGGCGAACCCGACGTTCTTACCTGCCCGCAGGTGGGTGCCCTCGGGGACACGGAATAGGTACTGGCGAGACGGTGAGTCGGCCCCCCGCGCGGTACTGCTCCAGGTAGCCGGCAACGGACCCAGCTTCGCCTCCAGCTCGATCAGGGTCTGATCCCCGGTCTTTGCGCCCTTGGCGGTCGAGTAGGCGTCTACGTCGATCGCGACCACGGTCGGGGGCAGACGCAGACCGAGATTCGTCTTGCTACCGCGGAACCGCCGTAGGCACTGGTCAAGTGGGAGGTTGATTCCCTCGTACCCAGTGCGCCCGGTGGGGGGAGGTGATTTCTCCCCCGCGGGGAACTCCAGTATTCCGGACCATCCGCGCTGAAAATAGTCCTCTGCGGCTTGTGCTGTCTGGTTTGACACCGAGACAACATGAACCCGGTTTTGTGTGACCCCTGGGAGCTTAGGCATACCGACCTCCCCAATTGCTGATTAGAGAGCTCGGCTCCGTGTTATTATTGGTAGGCCGAACTAGGGCATCTGTCCGGCACTCGAAAATGCACTGGTGGCCCATTCCCTTGCGCGGGGGATGGGCCATCTTTCTATTCGGACTCATTGCCGGCCTGCCCGTCATGCAGCGAACAAAACGGGGAGCCACGCAGGGCATCGTTCTTGCACTGCTCGGTGAACCCACTGCCCGCAGTCTTGCCGGCGCACTGGACGGGGTCGCCGAGTGCAGATGGTGTCTGAGTGATCGGCCCGAACAGGTCGTCGATCCTGGTCAGCCCGAGGGTCGCAGCGAGCAAGGGCAGACGGTCAATGCCTGGCCTGCCTCGCCCGTTCTCCCAGTTTCGGAAATGGATCTTCGTCACTCCGCACGCCCTGGCGACCGAAGCCGCCGACAGCCGGGCGTGGTGCCGATGCGTTCGCAGGCGGTGCCGGTCGAAAGCGAGTTCTCCGGCCTCGTCGGCGCTCAC